TGCAACAGAGTATCTTCAGCGCTGGAAAGAAGTAGTACAATTCAGTAGTAAGGATTATTCTGACCAAATGGCTGCCCAGTTTGGTATTAAAGCTCCTGAGTACATGGGCAATCATGCACATTATATTGGTGGTTGGTCTAGTGTCATCAATATTAATGAAGTAGTTAATACTAATCTTGATACCGATTCTTCACAGGCCTCTATTGCTGGTAAAGGTGTATCTAGTAACTCTGGACATACTATTACTTATAATTGTGGCGCTGAACATCAGGTGATTATGTGTGTATATCACGCTGTACCTATGTTGGATTGGAATCTGACCGGTCAGAATCCTCAATTGACTGTGACTGCTATTTCTGATTTTCCGCAACCTGCATTTGACCAACTTGGCATGCAAGCTGTCCCTGCTCTGAATCTTCAGAATAATCCGGGTCGTGCTGTTTCCGGTTCTCTTGGCTACAATCTTCGTTATTGGCAGTGGAAATCTAATATTGATACTGTTCACGCTGGATTTCGTGCTGGTGCTGCTTATCAATCTTGGGTTGCTCCTCTTGACGGCTGGCAGGTGTTGACTTCTTCCGGTTCTTGGTCTTATCAATCCATGAAGGTCCGCCCCCAACAGTTGAACTCTATATTCGTTCCTCAGGTTGATTCTTCTAATTGCTCTGTTGCATTTGACCAGTTGTTGTGTAATGTTAATTTTCAAGTATATGCTGTTCAGAACTTGGATAGAAATGGTTTACCCTATTAATTGTGTGTTGTTATGAGAAATTTTGCTTATAAAAATCCGGATTATATTAAAAGTGAATTTGTTCCTGAATTGGTTGAGGAAAACCCTTGTTATCAAAAGTCTGTATATGATTCAGTTATGTACGATGAAAGTCCTGATGGTGATTTGATCCAAGTCGATATGACACAGATTCTATTGAATCAGGAGAAATACCGTAGTTTGCTTGGTGATATGAATGTTCAGAATATTATAGCTCAGATGCATCCTACCCAATCTACTGTTATGGATGACATGACCGACGAAGAACGCTTTAGTTGTGTTGTTTCTCGTCATTGTCAGACTATGTCTGAAAGGCAGGCTGTATTACAGCAATTAGCTAGTGAGAAATCTGAACTTACTAAATATGCACAGGCAATGTTGGCAGAGCAACAGTCAGCGCCCGATTCTTCGTCCGCCCCTGACGTTGCTGCTCAATGAAATTCTATGATATTGGAGAAAGCCCCTTAATGGGGCATTCCGAAAAGCATATTGCTCCTCTTGTTCTTGGTGGTATTATTGCTGCTGGCGCATCTCTTGCTGGTAATGCTATTGGTGCATCGTCTCAGAATAAGACCAACCAGACTAGTATTGATATTAACCGCGAGAATAACGCATTTAATGCCGAGCAATCTCAAATTCAACGAGATTGGCAAGAAAAAATGTGGGGGATGAATAATTCCTATAATTCCCCCAATGCAATGATTTCCCGTGGCTTGAATCCGTTTGTTCAAGGTTCTGCCGCTATGGCTGGTTCTAGGTCTCCGGCTTCAGGTGGTGCTTCTGCTACTGCTGCTACTTCTCCTAGCTTGCAGGCATTTCGTCCCGATTTTTCTGATGTTGGTTCTGCTCTTGCTTCCATGGCTCAAGCCCGTGCGGCGATGCTTAATGCTGAGCAGAATGCTTCTCTTACTCCGTATAAGATTGACCAGATTCGAGGTGCTACTGATTATCGTAATATTGCTGTTGGTGAGTCTGGTTATTGGAGTAAAAGTACTGGTCGGGAGTCTGCGTTGTTGGACCAGTCCAAGGAGTATCAAGAACTCAAGAATATGGAGTTTGCCGGTCGTCTTACTCAAGCTCAAGAAGCTCAAATACTTTTGGATGCTGAAGCCCAACAGATATTGAATAAATATCTTGATGAACAACAGCAGGCTGATTTGTTTATTAAAGGTCAGACTTTGGCTAACTTGTATGCTCAAGGTGCCCTTACTGAAGCACAGTATAAAACTGAGATGGCTAAGGCTGTTAAGTTGTCTGTTGAGACTAACGGTCTTAGGATTCAAAACAGAATAGCTGAGGAAACAGCTGATTCATTGATTTATGCTAATATTCAGGCTAATCGTGCTCGTGGTCTCTCTTCTCTCTGGGATTCGAAGAATACTAATACCCTTAAGAATATTGAGTTTTCTAAAGAAAAGGCTTTGCGTGACTATTATAGATGGTCTGCTAAGGAGAAACAGAAGGATGTCAATACTTATGAATTGCGTAACACTCTAGATTATGGTACTCGTATATTTACTGGCACAGGAAATACTGTAGGTACTCTTAAGCGTGCATTTCCTAATTCTCCTGCTCCTATTAAGGGTTTTGGCCGTTAGTAAAATTATGTATTACGAGGCAAGAATTAAAAAAGGACGTAAAGTCGTGTTTTCATTGTGTGTAACATCTATGGATGATGCCTTAGAATGGTTCTGTAAATATGAGGCCAAGCAAGACATCTCTGGTTGTGTGTTCCAGATTATTCCTAAATTGGGTAGGCAATAACATTCTTCAGGACTAGAAGCCCATCGCGGCGTTTGAGCGATATACATCCGCCGCCCGCGTAGGGCCTGGTCGAAAAATGGAGCGGAGCGACTTCCTTATAGGAGCGTTCCGCTCCGGTATTTTAGCGCGACGGCGCGCAAAGGCAAGACAGCTCCTGCCTTGCCGTGCCTATACACCTTTTTATACATTTATGTTAATAAGTCTTTCTCCCAGGACCTTATAATTATGCGAAGCCCCTAGTTGTGTGCGAAGCAAATCCGAGTTATCCTCTCGGATTCTCCTATCCCTTGTCCATAAACGCACAACTCACACCCTACGGTAGAATCTAAAAAAAAAGAGATTTATTTTGGAATTATAAAAATAGTTTGTATATTTGCCCCAGTTAGGAGTTATAACTATTATTAATATTTTAAAATTTTAAAGTTATGCAAAAATTTATTATCTCAGTTAAAGAAAAAACTACTGGTCGTGATGTTATTTCGCCTTATATTGTCAATTCTCTCGATGGCCTTGGAAATTATTCTGAACGAATTTCTTCGTTGGGTCTTATTGTTATTGTGGATTCGATTAAAGAAGAAAGCGATTTTGTTAACATTAAAATTCAAAGCAATGAAGCGTAATAATATTTGGAAAATTGTAATTGGTGCCGTGTCTGCTGCTCTTGGTTATATTCTTAGCGCTATTGGTGTTTGATTGACTTTATTGTTTATTTTTATATTTGTTGCCTCTGCAGGCTCTTGGTTATATGAAATTTTCTCCTGATTTATTTAAGGCTGTTGATCATTGTCAGTATCGTTCGTTTATCACGAATAAGTACACTGGTGCACGTTTTGCCGTGGATTGTGGTCAATGCGATTATTGTATCCATAAGCGTTCTAAAAAAGCGTCCATGCGCGTGAAGACCGCAGGAAGTGCTTTTAAGTACTCTTATTTTGTAACGCTGACCTATGACAACGCTCATATTCCTCTTATGAATTGTAAAGTTCTTCATAGTGAATATGAGGATGCCTTAGGTATTTCAGGAGATAATTATTTTGGCTATGAACATCACCAGTATATCCCTGTTTCTGAATATCAATGTAATGATAACTACGCGCTTCGTCATATATTCTTCGAACAGGTTCAAGGCACTGTGCCGTATGACCGTGAAATTAAGGAATATGTTTCTGTTAAGGATAATTGGTTTCTTAGTATGGATGCTATTCGTAGTTTTATTCATAAGACGCAAGCCGTTGACAAAACGGATTATTCCGCTTCTGAACAATACGGTCGTAATAATCTTATTCCCTTTTTAAACTATGTTGATGTCCAGAACTATATTAAACGCTTACGTAAACATTTATTTCAACAATTAGGCTCTTATGAAACGTTACATTTCTACGCTGTGGGAGAGTATGGACCCATCCATTTCCGCCCGCATTATCATCTCTTATTATTCACAAACTCGAAAGAGGTCTCTAAGGTATTACGATACTGTCACGATAATAGTTGGAAACTCGGTCGTTCAGATTTCCAGCGTTCCGCTGGTGGAGCTTCGTCGTACGTTGCGAGTTACGTTAACAGCCTTAGTGCTGCTCCCCTTCTATATCGCTCATGCCGCGCGTTTAGACCCAAATCGCGGTCATCTGTTGGATTCTTTGAGAAAGGTTGCGATTTCGTGGAAGGTAAAGACCCTTATGCGCAGATTGAGCAAAAAATCGATTCTGTCGTTAACGGAAGAGTCTATAACTTCAACGGCATCAGTGTTCGGTCAACTCCACCCATGTCGTATATCCGTTCATTATTGCCCCGATTCTCGTCTGCTCGCAATGACGATAGTATTGCGATTGCTCGAGTTCTTCGCGCTGTACATTCAACGCCAAAAAGAATTGCGAAATTCGGATTCGTTGATTATAAACAGGATTCAATTCTGAGTCTTGTTCGTGCCTATTATAAGTATCTCAAGGTTAATTCTATTCTTACCGATGATGACAAGATTATATTACATGCTTCTCGGTGTCTTACTAGGTTTGTTAACTGTTCTAGCGATGTCGATATTGAATCTTATATTAATAAGTTATATAGGCTGTTTTTATATGTCTCTAAGTTCTTCCGTAACTGGCATTTGCCTGACTTCGGTTCTGATATTGGTGCTTATTCCGGTCGTATTAATTTTATCATTAAAACAGGCATAGAATATGAGAAGAAAAAAGATTATGAAAGTTTACGAGATGCATTCATCTTACGCTCCTCTTACCCACAGATATCGGATTGTATGTTTGCGCTGCCTCAGGACGGGCAGGAGCGTGATGTCTTGTCAGATGTTTCATGTGAAACGGTTTTACTCCTTGAGCAACTGCGGTACCGTAGTTCTACATTCTGTCGTGACATGATTAAACACAAAAAACTTAATGATGCTAATAATATATTTAACCGTATGGTTTAATTTAATATTTATAAACTATGAGTGATTTTAATCCATTGGACCGTGCGAAAATTCCTACTCATCGGTCTTCTTTCGACTTGAGCTCGAAAAAATTGTTTACTGCCAAAATTGGTGAGATTCTTCCTTGCTATTGGCAGATTGCCATTCCTCGCAATAAATATCGTATTTCATCTGATTGGTTTACCCGTACTGTTCCTGTTAATACGGCTGCTTATACTCGTATCAAGGAATACTACGACTTTTATGCTGTGCCGTTACGTTTGATATCTCGTGCGCTTCCGCAGGCCTTTACTCAAATGACGGATTATATGACTAGCGCGGCTAGTTCTTCTGAGAATGTTTCTGCGCTTACTTCTGTTCCTAGTACTTCTCAAAGCTCTATTAGTACTTTTCTTCAGTTGATTAATGCCGGTGATCAAACTAATAATCGTGATGACGCAGGCCTCCCTATTGTTTACGGTTCCTGTAAGTTGCTTGATATGCTTGGTTATGGCTCTATGATTGCTAGTACTAATACAGGTAAGGCTGCTATTACACAGAAATACCTAGGTCTTGATAATCTTGGTGACGCTGATAACCCGTTGGTTTATCAAACTTCACAGACTGTTAATATGTTGCCTCTTCTTGCTTATCAGAAAATCTATTATGATTTCTTCAGTAATTCCCAATGGGAGAAGCATTTAGCTTATGCATATAATGTGGATTATTGGTCTGGTTCTGGTAGTATTGGATTGGCTGTGAATATGGTTAAACTCCGCTATGCGAATTATCCTAAAGACTACTTTATGGGTATGCTCCCTTCTTCTCAATATGGTTCTGTAGCTGTTTTACCGGGTTCTTATAATTCCAATGGTTCTTCTAATTCTGTTGTTGCTGTTTCTGACTCCAATGTGGACTATGTTGTTAATCCTGCTTCTTCTTCTTCGGTCTCTGTTTCTGGTACATTTTCTTCTCAGCGTGCTGTTTCAATTAACTCAGACCTTTCCGCTCTTTCAATTCGTGCAACAGAGTATCTTCAGCGCTGGAAAGAAGTAGTACAATTCAGTAGTAAGGATTATTCTGACCAAATGGCTGCCCAGTTTGGTATTAAAGCTCCTGA